GTTATTTACCTGCTGCAGCTCTTAAAGCGATGTCTAGTTCGCAGTACGCAGCTACTACTGCAAAAAAGCGTAAAGATACTAAAGCTGGTAAACAGTTTTCTAAACAGCCTAAAGGCGCTGCTAAAACGTCTAAGAAATATAGGAAAGTCTAAGAATGACTAGCTTTGAAGATGCAGATGTTAATGGTAGTGGTTCTATAGACAAGACTGAGTGGGATGCTTTAGCGTTAGAAGATCGTAGACGTAGACTCGATGATGAAGATGCTCAGAGAGATGCACAAAGACGTATGGCATGGTTCTGTTTAGTTGGTATGCTTGCATATCCATTCCTAGTATTGCTATGTACTATTGTAGGTGCTGATCAAGCTGCTGACATCATTGGCTCTATGGCCTCTATATATTTCTTATCTGTAGCTGGTATAGTTGGTGTATTCTTCGGAGTAACTAACATGAGCAAGAAAGAAGTGAAAGGTAACAACGGATAATGTTAGGACTAAACTTAATAGGTCAAGTAGCTAATCTTGCTGGTACTATGATTGAAGGCAAGACTGCTGTAAAGAAAGCAGAAGCTGAAACAAAAATGAAGATAGCCACAGGTGAAATAGACTGGGATATCGAAGCAATGAAAGCTACGCAGAATAGCTGGAAAGATGAGTGGATTACTCTTCTATTTTCTATACCATTAATCCTAGCCTTTTGTGGGCAATGGGGTAATGATATAGTACATGCAGGGTTTGAAGCCTTGGAAATTATGCCTGATTGGTATCAGTACTCGTTAGGTGGAATCGTGAGTGCCAGCATTGGTATGCGTGGCGTAAGTAAATTTTTTGGAAAGAAATAATATTATGAAAAATACAGAACCTGCATGGTTAAAAGCTATGAAAAAAGAAGCAGACAAATTAGGTATACCTCTTAGAGAGCTTCTAACACAGAACATAAAAAAAGCACCAGCTAAAAAGAAAACACCTGCCGCTGGTAAAAAGAAAACAGTGATGGCCGCTAAAGGTGGTTACATGACTAAGAAAAAGAAGAAGTAGTATGGCAGCTCCATTAATATATGCGGCTGGAGCTGTAGTAGCAAAGTATATTGCACAAAAAGGTGTAGCAGCTGCGGCAAAGAAGTTTACTAAAAGAGCAGTAGCGCAGGGTCAAAAGCATATTAAAGACTTAAAAACTAAACCTACTGCTGGGCAATCTAAAGTTGAAAAAGCTACTAGGGGACAACGTGCTTCTCGTAAGTCTCAACGTATTGGTTTTGGTGTAGGTGCGGTTACTGTTGGTGGCTCAAGTGCTCTGATAGGCAAAGGTGCTGGTATATCTAGCCAGAAAACAAAACTAAAAGAACTACGTAAAAAACTAAAAGAACAGAAGAATGCTACAAATCGTGCTAAGGTACAAGCACAGATAGAAAAAATGGTAGCACAAGAAGCTGAATCTAAAAAATTAGGTAATACATCTACAAAACCTAAAGCTCGTCCATTGGGCATAACTTCTGCTAAACCTAAACTACGTAAAAAAAAGTAGGGTATAATGAAGAGTAACTTCAATGAATGTTTAGAAATGCTACTGGAACACGAGGGTGGTTACGTCAATCATCCTAGTGACCCCGGTGGTATGACTAATCTTGGTGTAACTAAACGTGTATATGATGAATGGATTGGTCGTGAGTCTACTGAAGAAGAGATGCGTGACCTAACACCAGATGATGTTGGTCCTATCTACAAGAAGAACTATTGGGATAGAGTCAAGGGTGATCAACTTCCATCGGGAGTAGATTGGTGTGCATTTGATTGGGCTGTTAATAGTGGTAGTGGTAGACCTGCTAAAGCTATACAACGTGCAGTAGGTGCTACAGCAGATGGTGCTATTGGTCCTAAGACACTACAACTTGTTATGGAGAAAGACCCTAAGTATATTATTGATTATGTATATACAGTAAGACAAGGGTTCTATGAAGGATTAGATACGTACAAAACATTTGGACGTGGTTGGTCTAGGCGTAACAAAGAAACGCTTGAACAAGCATTACACATGGTGGAATAATAATATGGCACGTGAGCTAACAGATAGACAAAAGAAGTTCTTAGCAGTCCTTATGGATGAAGCTGGTGGAGATATTACCAGTGCTAAGATCATTGCAGGTTATTCAGCCAATACTTCTAACACAGAAATAACTAATAGCCTCAAAGAAGAAATCATTGACGTTACTCACAGCTACTTAGCACGTAATGTACCTAAAGCGGCTATGGCTATGGTAGGTGCACTATACGATCCTACTGAGTTAGGTATACGTGATAAGATGACTGCAGCAAAAGAACTACTTGATCGTACTGGCTTAGTTAAAACTGAGAAGATGCAGGTAGAAGCTAAGGGTGGTGTCATGTTGATGCCAGCTAAAAAAGCACAGGAAGATAATGACTAAACCATTAGGTAAATGGAAATTACCACAACCGACAGACCTTAAAGAAAATAGTAGATGGGTAGCAATCCCACGTGTAGCAAGAACGATTCCCTTTGGCTATGAATTAGACCCAAAAGATAAAGGAATACTCTTGCCAATTAGTGCAGAACTTGATATGCTTGAGCAAGCACAGAAATACTTAAAACAGTATTCATATCGAGAAGTTGCTAACTGGTTGACTAGAAATACTGGTAGAACTATTTCTCATGTAGGTTTAAAGAAACGGTTAGATAATGAGCGACAAAGAAAAAACAAAGCTGGAAGCCTTCGCAGATGGGCAGACTATGCGAAAAAGGCAATCGCCAAAGCGGAAGAAATCGAGCGCACAAGACTCGGTGCAAAAGAAAAAGAAGACACAGAAGAAACCAGAGCCGCCTAAAGTTTTAGTTGATCATGATTTAGCTAAAGTTGAAGAACAGCATAATGTAATATTTAAACCTAATGCTGGGCCACAGACTGACTTCCTTGCCGCAGGTGAACGTGAAGTACTATATGGCGGCAGTGCTGGTGGTGGCAAATCATATGCTATGTTAGCTGATCCACTACGTTTCATGGGACACCCATCATTCTCAGGATTGCTACTAAGACATACTACAGAAGAACTAAGAGAACTTATATTTAAGTCTCAAGAAATGTATCCTAAAATATGGCCGGGTATTAAGTGGTCAGAACGTAAGATGCAATGGACAGCACCATCAGGTGCAAGACTGTGGATGTCATACCTAGATAAAGAGGATGATGTATTAAGATACCAAGGTTTAGCATTTAGTTGGATAGGCTTTGATGAACTTACACAGTGGCCTACACCATTTGCTTGGAACTACATGCGCTCACGTTTACGATCTACTGCAAGTGATTTACCTGTATATATGAGGGCTACGACTAACCCCGGTGGTAGAGGCCATCATTGGGTTAAGAAGATGTTTATTGATCCAGCACCTCATAATAAATCATTTGATGCTACTGATATTGAAACAACTGAAGTATTAAGATACCCTGCAGGTCACGAGAAAGCTGGTAAAGCTTTATTCAAACGTAAATTTATACCTGCAAGATTATCAGATAATCCATACTTAGCTGAACAAGGTGATTACGAAGCAATGCTTCTATCACTACCAGAACAGCAAAGAAGACAATTACTAGAAGGTGATTGGGATATCAAAGAAGGTGCAGCGTTTACTGAGTTCGATAGAACTAAACACGTAATTAAACCATTCGATATACCAAGTAACTGGGTTAAGTTTAGAGCATGTGATTATGGATATGGTAGTAAATCTGGTGTAGTATGGTTTGCGGTATCACCTAGTGAACAACTAATAGTATATCGTGAGTTATATGTAAGTAAAGTATTAGCCGCAGATTTAGCTGATCAAGTACTTGACTTAGAAGCTGGAGATGGTAATATTAAGTATGGAGTACTTGATAGCTCACTATGGCACAAGCGTGGTGATACAGGACCTTCTCTAGCAGAGCAAATGGTTCAAAGAGGTTGCAGATGGCGACCATCAGATAGATCAAAAGGTTCACGTGTAGCAGGTAAGAATGAGATACATAGAAGGTTACAGGTAGATGAATATACCGAAGAACCACGCTTAGTATTCTTTGATACATGTACTAACATGGTAGCTCAATTACCTGCGTTACCCATAGACAAAAGAAACCCAGAAGATATAGATACTACCTCAGAAGATCACTTGTACGATGCATTACGTTATGGTATCATGTCAAGACCACGGTTTAGCATATTTGATTATGATCCAAATGGGCGACCATCAGGTGGTATGAATGTAGCAGATTCCACGTTTGGATATTAAGGACAAATAAATGGCAGAAGAAAACGAAGGCTTTATCGAAGATGATGCAATTATCCTAGAGGATACTGATGACTCTACGGTTGATGATGCAGATACAGCAAAGATAATTCCATTTATTATGGAGAAGTACAATCGTGCTGATGACTACAGACAACAAGATGAACAACGTTGGTTACAAGCATATCGTAACTATCGTGGTTTATATAGTCCTGATGTACAGTTTACTGAGGCTGAGAAGTCAAGAGTATTTATTAAAGTAACTAAAACTAAGACACTTGCTGCTTATGGTCAGATAGTAGATGTACTATTTGCTGGGCAGAAGTTTCCGTTAACAGTTGATCCTACCGAACTACCAGAAGGTGTAGTATCTGATGTACACTTTGATCCTAAAGAACCTGAGCAATTACGTGAGTCAGAACTAAACGAAGAAGTAAACCCATATGGTTTTGCTGGTGATGGTAAAGACTTACCTGCAGGTGCTACTGCTAAAACATTACTTGATAGTATCGGACCACTCAAAGATAAACTAGGTGAGATTGATAATGTCCGTGAGGGTGTAGGTAAAACTCCTACATCTGTTACATTTAGCCCTGCTATGATAGCGGCTAAGATGATGCAAAAGAAAATACATGATCAGTTAGAAGAGTCTAGTGCTAGTAAACATTTACGTAGTACAGCGTTTGAGATGGCACTGTTTGGTACTGGCGTAATGAAAGGACCATTCGCAGTAGATAAAGAATACCCTAACTGGGATGAAGATGGTGAGTATTCACCAGTAATGAAAACAATCCCACAAGTATCTCACGTATCAGTATGGAACTTCTATCCTGATCCTGATGCTACTAATATGGATGAAGCACAGTTTGTTATTGAACGTCATAAGATGTCAAGGACACAGTTACGTTCACTTAAACGTAGACCACACTTCCGTTCATCTGTAATTGATGAAGCTATCTCACTAGGTGAAAACTATAGTAAAGAACATTGGGAAGATGATTTATCTGATTATGCACCTGAGCATGGTATTGAACGTTTTGAAGTACTAGAGTATTGGGGCATGGTAGATGTCGAAATGCTGATAGAGCAAGGTGTAGATATACCAGATGAATTATCTAATGTAGACGAGTTACAAGCTAATGTATGGATTTGTAATGGTAAACTACTACGCATGGTTATGAATCCATTTAAACCTGCACGCATTCCTTACATGGCTGTTCCATATGAGCTTAACCCTTATAGCTTCTTTGGTGTAGGTATAGCTGAGAATATGGATGATACACAAACACTAATGAATGGTTTCATGCGTATGGCTGTTGACAATGCTGTACTATCAGGAAACTTGTTGATAGAGGTAGACGAAACTAACTTAGTACCGGGACAGGATATGTCCGTGTATCCCGGCAAAGTTTTTCGTCGCCAAGGTGGTGCACCCGGACAAAGCATTTTTGGAACTAAGTTTCCTAATGTTGCTCAGGAGAACTTGCAACTCTTTGACAAGGCACGTGTCCTTGCAGATGAGTCTACAGGATTTCCATCTTTCGCACATGGTCAGACAGGTGTGTCAGGTGTAGGTCGTACTGCTTCTGGTATTAGTATGTTAATGGGTGCTGCACAAGGTGGCATTAAGAATGTTATCAAGAATATTGATGACTATCTATTGCGTCCACTAGGTGAGAACTTATTTAGATTCAATATGCAGTTTGATTACGACCCTAAGATCAAAGGTGACTTAGAGGTTAAGGCTCGTGGTACAGAAAGCTTAATGGCTAATGAAGTACGTAGCCAAAGATTAATGCAGTTTATGCAAATTTCTTCTAGTCCAGCCCTTGCACCTTTTGCAAAATTTCAGTATATTATACGGGAGATTGCAAAGTCTCTTGAGTTAGACCCAGACAAGGTTACTAACAATATGGATGAGGCGGCTATTCAAGCTGAACTCATGAAAGGTTTTCAACAACCACAACAGCCAACAGATCAGCAAGGTGCACCAGCAGGTGCTAATCCAGCAGACCCTACAGGCGCAGGTGGTGGAAACATAGGTACAGGACAAGCACCTCTACCACAAGAACAAGGATTTAGCGGAAATGCAGAAGGACAAGGAGCACCTGAGCAAGCTCAAGGCAATGGTCAGCAACCACCAGCAATGGGAACAGTTCAATAATTATATAGATTCTCTAATAGCTCAACAGCACAGAACTATGGAACAAGCTGACAATGATAAGATCATATACCGAGCACAAGGTGCGATCTTTCAATTACGTAGAATAAAATTGTTACGTGACGAAGTATTAAAACACAAATAAGGAAACATCCCATGATGGAAAAACAAATGGAACTATTCGCACGTGGTGGCTTAAAAGATGAGGGCGGTATGATTGACGAAGAATCTGGTAATGAAGTTCCTGTAGGTGGAACTCGTGAAGGTGTTCGTGATGATATCGAAGCTAACGTAAGCAACGGTGAGTTTATATTTTCAGAGGATGTTACAAGATATATTGGTTTAGATAAGCTTATGCGATTACGACAACAAGCTAAAATGGGTTTAAAGAAAATGGAAGCTATGGGTCAGATGGGCAACAGTGATGAAGCTACTATGGATGATGACTTACCATTTGGTATGGATGATTTAATTATTGTAGCAGGTTCACCTGCCGATGATAATGATGGTGAAATTAATATGGCTGTTGGTGGTTTAGCTACAGGTACTACAAGTGTTATGCGTACCCCTGATCCTGTTGCGGCTGTAGCAAATCAACCTGTTGTACCATTAGGCACTAGTACACGTAGACTTACACCAGAAATTACACAACCTGTACGTACTACAGTAGACTTTAAAAAGCTTATGGGTGATGCCGCTATTGAATATAAAGAATATCGTAATGCTGCTGGTAATAATATATTAATACCATTTATAGGTGGTAAAGCTGCTTTCCCTATTCCAGATGGGTATAGTTTATATACGGGTACTGATGCACCTGTTGGGTCTGGTACTACACCTGCTGACAGTATAGTTGCTGATGCTAATGCCGCCACACAAGAAGTACGAAGAGACAACGATGATCGTACTAATGCTGCACTACCACCGCCAGAAGCGATTGATTGGGATAACCTAAGCTATGAAGAGTACATGGATAAGTCGTCTACTTTAGTAGGTACAGGAAGAACTTTTGCTAAGGCGGCTATGTTGTTTATGGGGCCATTTGCCTTATTTCCTATGGCGGCTATGGCACATCAAGATAAAAAAGCACTATTGGGTGCTACTAAACTTTTAAACTCTGGATTATTAAATGCAGAACAAATTGCCGCACTTAAAGCTAGAACTGAGGGTATAAATGAACACGCTGGTGGTTTAGTTAATAACCTATTAGGTGATGTATTTGGTGGTGTTATTGATGCAGTAGCAGGTGCTTTAGGTAAATTACCAGAAGAAGTAGCAGAAATTAAAAAGGTTGCTGTAGAAACTGGTGTTAACGTAGACCCAACACCTATAAAACTTTTACCACAGGATGATCCTATTAATGATCTAATGCCCGGAGAAGTTAGGGAAGTTGCACCTACATCATATAGCTCTGGTGCAATTAACATGCGTCCTGATGCTTTAGATATATCAGCAGGTCAAGATGATCCTGTTAACGATTTAATGCCCGGAGAAGCTAGAGAGGTTGCGCCTACATCTTATAGTTCTGGAGCAATTAATATGCGTCCCGATGCTTTAGATATAACTCCAGTAACTCCTGTAGATACCTCTACGTATACACCACCTTCTGTTACAGGTATTAATGCACCAACACCTTTTGCATTTAAAGAGTTACCTATACAAGATGATGCCAATGATTTTACAAATATAGCAAATAGAAACTTTGAACCTAAAACAATAGAAGTAATACCGGGTGAAACTATATATGATAATAAAAAATATGTAGCACCTAAACCTGCTTCTGATTATATTGGTGCTAATAGTTTTAAAGAAGCACAGGCTAATTTAGATTTACGTACTGCGCCTATGGGAGAAGCTCAACTTGCCTATCAACAAGACGCAACACGTAGTATTGATAGTTTAATGCCACCGACTGTAGCGGAACAAACTGCTAGTGCATTTCCTGCATATACACCACCTAGTGTTTCTGGTATAGTACCACCTAAACCAACAGGTGCTATTGCTACAACAAGACCAGATGCTTTAGATTTACCACAGACTAGTAGGCCAGATCAAGAAATGGGGCCTTTAATTTCTGAGATGCCTTTAGATATTGCAGAGACTGCTAAGTTAGATATTACAAAAACAGAACCAGAGACAGTTGAAAAAACTGGATTGGGTGTTAAAGTAAGCAAACCTAAACAAACGTATAAAGCTGGTCAATCTAACCAAGCAACTGCATGGGAAAACTTACCCGATGTAAATTTAGATCAAGCATATGAGTTAAGTGAAAGATATAAAGTTACAGGTGGCACTACAGTTGATAATTATGCAGTAGGTGCTGTTTCAGATGGTAGTTCTACAGGTATACTTGCTGATGATCAAGGCTTTGCTATTAGAGCAGATAATGGCAGAAATGTATTTGTAGATGAGCAAGGTGAATATCATAGACCTACATTGGGTGAAATGATAAAGAATGGTCGAAACTTTAAACAACGTAATGTAGGTACTTATGATAAAAATACGATTAGTGTTGCTAGTACTGATAGGGTTTCTACAGTTACCGCAGCTAGAAAAAATGAACTATCGGCAACTGCTAAAGCTAAGATAGGTACAGATGCGAGCGGTGGTGATCCTAATATGGAAGGTGCTGTGTGGTATAAAATACCTAATACCAATGCACTTGCTCGTAGATTCCCAACAGCGGCTGAAAAGAAAAAGATAAAAGCTGAACAGGATAAACAAGCTAGAATAGAAAAAACTAGAAAGGCTGTTGCTGATAAAAAAGCTGAAGATGCTAGAGTTAGAGCAGAGTCTATTAGAAAAGCTAATGAAGTTTATGCTCAACAACAAGCCGCAGCACAGTCAAGTGGTGGTGGTAGCAGTAGTAGAGATAGACGAAAGAAACAAAGACAAGCACAAGCATCAGCTACAAGATACACAAAGTCAGCAATATCCAGAAACGCTGGTAAAGATGGTAAGGTAACTAAAGATACATACAAAGGCGGTGGATTCTAATGGATTTTGAAGAATATAAAAATGAAGTATCAAGTAGATTTGATGCACTACTAGATGAAGAACGAGAACAATTGGCTGACTTGTTAAGAAGTCCCATAGGAGAAATTTTAATAAGTGTATTAGGAACAGAACTGTTGGACTTAGGTACACCAGATGTTATCGAACCTACTGCACCTGTAAGGCGTGGATTAGCAGCACCCGTTATTTAAAACACTGCTAAATTTGAACTGGCTACCCATCCCCCTACCAACACTAGGCTACGGCGGCCCCAGTATGAAAGACTGAAATATGAATGATAAAATAATGGCAGAAGAAGTAAAGCCAGAAACTAAAGTTGCGTTTGCAAATCGTAAATACTCTAATGAAGATAAGCGTAAGATGGAAGAGGAAGAACTCGAACAACTTATTGCTGAACAAAAAGGTGAAACAACAGAAGCTACAGAGGAAGTAGCTGAAGCTGAACCTATTAATGCTGAAGAAAAAAGTTTTAAGAAACGCTACGGTGATCTTAGACGACATATGCAAGACAAAGAAAAAGATTGGGATGACAAGTTTAAAACGTTACAACGTCAACTTGAAGACTCCACTAGACAAGAGATTAAGTTACCTAAGTCTGATGGAGACATTGAAGCTTGGGCAGAACAATACCCAGATGTAGCGGCTATAGTAGAAACTATTGCGATTAAGAAAGCAAGAGAACAAGCCGCTGGATTAGAAGAACGTGTAAAAGAAATTGATGAAATGAAAGCTGATGCAACACGCAAGAAAGCTGAAGTAGAATTAATGACTGCACATCCTGACTTCGGTGAAATCAGAGATGATGATGCGTTCCATGATTGGGTAGATGAACAACCCAAGTGGGTACAAGACGCATTATATGAGAATGCTGATGATTCACGATCAGCTTCACGTGCAATTGATCTGTACAAAGCTGATATGGGTATTAAGAAACAAAAACCTGCAAGCAACAACAAAGATGCTGCACGTTCAGTAAACAGTCGTAGTAATGCTACACCTGATTCAGATGATTCTAAGAATGTATTTAAAGAATCACAAGTGAATAAGATGACAGCACAACAGTATGAAAAAGCTTCTGACGCTATTATGGAAGCCATTCGTACTGGTAAATTTATTTACGATATGTCGGGCAATGCTCGATAAAGCTATTGACATATAATATATTTATGATATAACTATATGTACAATGTAGTAGTGTGACCCCTAAGACACAGGTTACTCACACTACGACTAAACCCACGCAAACAACAAAATACTTCTTGACAACCTAATGTCTTATGGCCCGTTATACTGAAGGTAGGCCAACTTTCATAATAACGCACCCTACAAGTACTTAGCCTCTATATAAGTGAATAGTCGTTTGCATCTGTAATCTAATGCTAAAGGAGAATTAAAATGGCATTTGGAAAGGCTTCGGGCTATACAAACTTACCAAACGGTAACTTCTCGCCCGTTATTTACAGCAAACAGGTGCAACTTGCATTTCGCAAATCTGCTATCTGTGAAGCTATCACTAACTCTGACTATTTCGGAGAAATCGCTCAAATGGGCGACTCAGTAAAAATCATAAAAGAGCCTGAGATTTCAGTAACTGCATATCTACGTGGTACTACTATCTCAACTCAGGATTTATCCGATAATGATTTTTCATTAACAATCGACAAAGCAAACTACTTTGCATTTAAAGTTGATGACATCGAAGAAGCACACTCACATGTAAACTTCCAAAGCTTGGCTTCGGATCGTGCAGCATATCGTTTGGCTGATCAGTATGACCAAGATGTTCTTGGTTACTTATCTGGTTACAAACAGGCTGCGTTACATGCAAATGCTGGTACAGTAAACAATGTAGTAAATGGTACTAAAGCTAACTCAGCAGCTGGTTCAGACGAACTACTTGCAGCGAACAAGCTTATCAAAGGTTCATTTGGTAACATTACAACAACTTCTGCTGGTGATCATTCGATTCCAGTTGCAGCACGTCTGCCGGGAGCTACTGCATTACCAACAGCTACTGTTTCGCCAGCTATGTTGGTGGCACGTATGAGTCGTTTACTAGATGTTCAGAACGTAGACACACAAGGTCGTTGGATCGTAATTGACCCAGTGATGATGGAAGTCTTACGTGATGAAGATTCACGTCTATTAAATGCTGACTTCGGTGGTGATGGCCTAAAGAATGGTCTAGTCTTGAACAACTTCCACGGTTTCCGTGTATACGTTTCAAACAACTTACCATCAGTAGGTACTGGTGCATCTACAACAGGTGCGGCTAACCAGAACACTAACTACGGTGTTATCTGTGCTGGTCATGACTCTGCGGTTGCAACTGCGGAACAAATCAACAAAACTGAATCATACCGTGATCCAGATTCATTTGCTGACATTGTTCGTGGCATGCATTTATATGGCCGCAAGATTCTTCGTCCAGAAGCTCTTGTTACTGCTAAATATAACTTAGCATAATATAAAATATTGTAGGTGGGCTGGGAAACTAGCCCACTTATATTTGTAACAGTAGGAATTAACATGGCGACATATATAAATCTAGTGAATGAGTTACTTCGTCGTCTTAACGAGGTTGAGATAAACTTAGAAGATTTCCCATCTACTAAA